TCTAAAACCTCTATGAAGATTTGCACCAAGTTTCTTATCTTTGAATGGTCTAGCGTCAAGGTCCGTTAGAACATTTCTTCCATTGTTCGTTCCACGAATGATGACAATCGTAACACCTCTGTCCTGAATGACATCATAAGAAAACTCATTATCGCCAATCTCTTTCCCATCATCGTAAACTCTTTCACAATATCCAGCCATCTCCAAGAGAACTTCTATCCCTACTGGTAGATTTTCTTTTGTTCCGTTTGCACCACCCATACTCAAAAATTGATTTGTAGAAACACATGAACTAATTAGTAGAGTTATTACTCCTATTATTATGAATTTCAACTTCATCTTTCTTTCTCCATGCAGTTGCACCAAGGATCGCTCCAAATGAAAGATGAAGCATAGCACCTGCTTGTAATGTCAATGGTTCCCACCTGCTCGTCTTACAATCTTGACCAGACGCCAAAACCTCTGCACAAGCATCAAACATCAACAAATTCCACCAAAGAGGCCCTACAAAGAAGTCGCACAAGCATATGAACAAATACACAAGTGCGGCCCAATCTCTCCAATAGCGATTTATTAACTTATTTATCACCTCATACGCTTTCGGGTGTTTTCAATCGTTTGTTGAGCACGTTTAATTTTGCTCTTACGAAGTGATTCTACCTTGTCAGTAGAACCAGTTGACATCTTTTTATCTTCCATGATAGAGATGGTGAGTTCCGCATTTGCTTCGTGCATTGCGATTGTTTTTTCCAGGCGCTTAATTGCACCCTCTTGACGTTCACGTTTTGTTTGCATAATCTCCTTTGTTATGCGGTTTCAAAATGTTCTGCAACAATTTCACCCATACCATACCGATGCCACTTTTCAACGACAACTTCCAACTCATCTGCATACTCTTCATATTCAGCAGTATCTCTGTTGTCCTCAAGTGCAAGATCCCTAAATCGTTGTACTGTCTTACGTCCTGAACGAACAAATGAAGTAACCAACCAAGAGAACCCATTCCAAGTTGACTTGTATTCAGCATCTCTTCCAAATCCCTCAATAGTTGTGGTCCAAGACGAAACCATCCATTTTCCACCAGTCCAGAGATAACCAAACTCAAGATGACTGTTTTCCATCAAATATTCTTCAAACTCGGTCATGGAATCAAACATCTCAACTTCTTCGGTATGAACTGAACTTTCCAGTGACTCTCTAAGGTCTTCACTCAAACTTGAATAGTAACCCCCGACTGAAACAGCAAGGGCTCTCTCGTCTGAATTGTAGTGTTCCAGAAGGGTCATTCCAACCCCTGTCTCATATCCATCATAGTGAACGTATGAACTCACGATTGAACCATCACTTCTTAAATACCCAACAACAGAATTAGTACTCATAGTATCTCCTTAGAGGGAAAAGAACATTACGAAATTGATATAAAGGACAGCCGCACTGACTACCCACCCACTGAAACAAAGAACCAACTCTCTTATCACTTCTCTTTCCATAATCATTTTTGGGAAAAGGGTTTCTCAATCACTCACACTTATATAATACCAAGAAAAACACTCAATGTCAAATTATTTTCAACAATATTGAGCAAATTCACTGATAATCTTTGACCTTTCAGGATGTCTCATCCTATGCAATGCTCGAGCTTGCATTTGACGAACACGATCTTTACTTATTCCCATTTTTTGTCCCACCTCTTTCAGAGTATGAACTTTACCAGACAATCCAAACCTCATGTCAAGAATCATTGATGATCTTTCATCCAAAGTAGAAAGACATTCCCTCAACTTCAACCCCAACATTTCCAACCGTACAGCGCCCATAACAGTTGATTCGCCATCTACAACATCCATGAAATCACGTTCAAGTTCCTCGTCGCCCATATTCACAAGATTGTCATCCAGTTCTTCTTCAAGAACTCTGCGAATCTTGATGTATTGGTCATAATCAGTCATTGACATACCTCCCCAATCAACTCCATTCTTTCCAATCGTCATATCAAATCTCCTTTTCAGAGGTTATCATCATCAATCAGTTTAAAGTATATCAAGAATATCCTATGATGTCAAGTTTTTTTTATTTTGTGAGATATCTCAGAGCTCTCTCTACCGATTCAATGGTATCTCCAATACCCCCAAGTCCAGTATTGCAGGACTTACACAACCAACCACGAAACTCTTTAGTATCATGGTCATGATCACACTGCCAACCCCAACGACCATCGACACCTTCAGGAATCTCACTTTTATGACGATAAACAGGTTTGTCACAAAGATCACAATGGTCACCATATTTAGGTTTGGGATGATCTTTCAGAAGAGTTTTCTTGATCTCTGAAAGTTCTTTGGATGTAGCACGAGCACAAGGATCACAATAAGTATTGACCCTCAGACGATAACCATCTTTTGTCAGTCGTGTCTTATAGAATGAAAAATGAATATTGTCTTTAACTGTCTTACAAACGGAACACTCACAAGTGCCCTCTGGGATGTTTGTCAAATCTTTCGCTTTCATGTTATCCTTTGATTTATGAGTTGTGAAAGATAGTGATAAATTATCATCACATAAACAATATATCAAATTGTTTTGTGATTGTCAAGTTTTTTGCATATTAATCATCATCATGAGTCCACGACCAGCTTCGATTGCAGTATCAACAATCCAATCAAGATTCTCTTCGTCATAGTTCCATTTTCCTTTGACATATTCCACAAGTTCATCATATTCCTCATCTGTCAAATCTTCAATCTCTGGAAGAACCTCTTCAATATCATCTACCGCTTCAAAGAGTTTTTTCACAGGATCTATGAAATATCTTGCATCACTCCATGACATTTCACCATCTGCTTTTGCTTTACCGACTGCTTCTACAAACGAGAATACGAAATCAATAATATCTCTCGTTTCTTCAATACCTCTTTTCTCAACCATTTCTTTGTTTCCTTTCGACTTTGCGTTTTAGAATTTTACGTTTCTTCATTGCGGATTTCAGTTTGAAGTCCGATACATTATCTATAAAAAGTTCACCTTCCATATGTTCCATTTCATGTTGAAATATTATGGACAACAAACCACCAAAACTTCCAAATTGTTCTGTCCCATCTTTGAGTTGAAATTTGACTCCAATTGTCTCTGCCCTTAAAACAGGCATGAAAAGATGAGGAAAAGACAAACATCCCTCTTTTTCATAAATTTCTTCGTCACTCCATTCCACAATTTCTGGATTAAAAACCGCCATTGGGTCACCATCAGAAATCATCGAAAACACTTTTGTTGGAATACCAATCTGATTAGCAGACAACCCGATTCCATTATAGTGAAACATATTATCAATCAAACGTTTCTCAAGTTTATCTGGATCTTCGTGTGGACTGTCAAAATCATAACGATGAGGAACCTCTCGTAGAAAAGGATCTTTCTCATCAATCAAGGGCATAATCAAATCACTCATGGTTTAACTCTTTCTTGAGGGTTTTAACTTCTTGTTCAAGACGATCAACTCGCATAGATAACAATTCTACTGGTGAATAATAACGTGGAACTGCTTTGTTTGCTTTTGTTTGCCAGGTTTCTCCACCAGTTACACCAATTCTTTCAACAGTTTCACGACCATTCTTTTTATTATGTTCGTCAATGTCATTGATGTATTCACCAGCTGTTGTAAATTTTAAATCATTCATACTGTCTCTATCTTACTGAAGTTTTTTTCTTTCACAAACTTGATTGTGCTGAGAAACTTATCATAAAGAATTTCTCCTTTGTGTGAAATCACGAACACATTGGTATTTTCATCCATCGTGTTTATGATTTTGAGGAATGCATCAGTTCCATCTGCATCAAGAGAAGAGTCAAACACCTCATCCATAATAAGTAGATTGGTGTTGACACTATTCTTGAGTTTTGCAACCTGACGCCATGTGAACAGAAGTGCAAGGTCAATCCTCATCTTCTCACCTTCTGAAAAAGAAGAGTAAGTAAACTCATCACGATATTGAGAACGAATTGTCTCGTTGAAGTTTTCGTCAATCGAAAAGTTGATGAGGAAGTCAAGCTCATTTAAATACTTGTTGACAAACTTGTTGATTATCGGCACGTACTGTTTGATAATCTTTGTCTTGATTCCTGTGTCACGCAAAAGTTCATGTGCATAGTCATAAAGTTGTTTCTGTTCTGTCAACTTAGCATAATCCTGCAAACACTCTTCAAGATTCTGTTGTAATAATTTTAGTTCATCTTTCTCTGTATTGTCAAGTTTTTTCTTGTCTCTAAGTTTTTGAATCTCTTGCGTAGTTTTCTTTATATTTTCATCCAATGAACCAATATAGGATTGAAGCGCTGCAACTTTCTTGTTCTTTTCTACGATTGACTGACCAATCTCTTGAAACTCACGCAAAGTTTGTTCCAAAGAATCTATTTCTGATTGTATGTCATCAATAGCATCGTCATATTTCTTTGATTGATCCAACAATTGTGTATTTCGTGTCTTCTTGAAAGTTTCATTGATAGGTTGCTCACATACTGGACAATCATCATTCTTGGTAAAAAACTCTCGTTGTTTATCTACCTCTGATTTCTTTGCACCAATCTTGTTCTGAACTTTGTTGTATTCTTTTGTCTTCTTCTTGACTGCATCCTCATTTGTCAGTTTTTCTCCCAGAGTTCCTATTTCTGTTTGAAGTGCAGCTACTGTATCAGTTTCTTCGTTGATTGTCTCTCTGTAATTCTCAATGTCCTTTTCTTTTTGTGATATGACTGATTCGTTGTCCACCTTGAGTCGTTCAATATAATCTTCTTGAATCTTTATCTTCTGGTTATACAATCCTTTCTCTACCTCAAGAGTTCCCAAGTCATCTTTCAACTCCAAGTTCTTTTTCTTGAGAACAGTATTCATCGTTGAGAAAATTTGTATGTCAAGTAAGTCCTCAACAATAGCTCGTCTGTCTGACTGTTTAAGTTGCATGAATGGTTCAAAACTTGAACTTCCAAGCAGAACAATTTGAGTGAACGATTTGTAATTCAGTTTGAGAATAACCTTTTCCAGATACTCTTGATAATCTCTATTGTTTGCCAACTGGTCAATCAACTTACCATTCAGATGAATTTCAAATAGATTTGGTTTTGCTCCTCTGCGAACAATATAGTTCTTCTTACCAATCGTAAACTCAATCTCTACCAACAAACTCTTTTCGTTGATGGTGTTCACCAGTTGTGGTTTGTTAATATTGCGATATGCTTTTCCAAACAACCCAAAAGTCAGGGCATCAAGAATAGTTGACTTTCCAGAACCATTCTCTCCAATGATAAGAGTTGTTGGTGATCTGTCAAAAAAGACAGTTGTTGGATTATCTCCTGTTGAAAGAAAGTTAGACCAAGAAATTTTTTTAAATGTAATCATTCTGTTTCATTCAATAATTGTGGTTTAGTTCCATTTTCAAACTGATAGTCAGATTCTTTGATTTTATCTTCTAATACTCTGATGATGAAATCATTAAGTGTTATTTTATGCTCGTGAGCTGCAAGTGACAATTGCACGATTGTTTTGTCATCTAATGCAAGTTCTACATCTACTGTTTCTTTAGTCATGATTTTTCTATCGTTAGGGTTGGAATCTCACCTTTGTAGGTTGTTTGACCTTCTTTCATTTGTTTAGTTTGGTTTGCTTCCAACAATTGTTTTTGTTGTTCTTGTTGTGCTTTTATTTCATCCTCAGTTGCAAAAATGGCATTAAAAGACACGCTTCTCCTTTCTCCTTTTCCATCAGCAGTTCTGAACGGATAGACGAAATGTGATTGTTGTGCTGGAAAAACAAAGAAATCTCCCACCTGAGGCCTCCATGAAAATTGAGGTGATACTAATTGAGAATCGTTACAAGTACTATTTACAAACACAATATTTCCATCGTCTTCCCTACCTTTTTTTCTACTTGGAAGATACTCTGGTATTTTAAGATACATTACAGAAGATATTTGACACTCAGTATGAATGTGCATAGGATTATATTCACCATCTTTCTGTGATATAACCCACATTGACAACATTTGAGTCAACCATTTTTCTTGTTGTATCGCTTGTTCATTGCCTGGGTGTTGTTGTGATTTTGTTGCAACTACAAAATGACGAACTATGTCCATGAAAAAATTATAGATTCCAGCTTCGTGTAACTTTTCGTGTTCTATATACAATTCGTGTTCTATTTGTCCTGCAAGATTCTTACCCCAACTTTTTTCGTTTTCTGCGTTGTCTACCATCTCGTCTGTAATCTCAAGCATCTTACCCAAAATAGGATCTGGTAATTTTGTCTTCATAACAAAAGTAGACCAAGGTTGAATCATCGACATATTCATTTCAAACTTTTGTTCTGGAACTCTATTTTTCTTTTTTTCTTTTCTTTCTTGCATTCTTCTTTGTTGTCTATTCATACTGTCTCCACTGTCAGTGCCTCATTATAAAGGTCTTGCATCAATTTATTCAGTTCACCTTTACTGGTAATTTGTAAACTATCCACACAATTTTTGATTACACTCATTGTATCTTCCACATCTTCGATACTCTCCAAATCTTCGCCCAAATCCTCAATATCAAAAAGATTATCTATGATTGAAATATTACCCACTCCAACCTTAATAAGACCATCCATCAAAGCTTCAAACATATACTGATTTGTCTTGTTCTTGATGATAATTTTGACATAACAATCTTTGTATCTTGACAAGTCCTGTTCTGGTTCTTGTCCCTCAGAATCATCATAATAGATTTTGTGAAACATAGAAAAAGGATTTGGTATAAACTCTGTATCCAATGTTTCAGTATCAAAGATATGAAATCCTCGTTGATCATTGTAATCTGCCCATGTCATCTCATATGGATTTCCAAGATAGTGAATATTACCTGTGATAGAACGATGATGAAAATGACCACTGAACACTTTACGATAAGCTTTGAAAAGGGAAGGAGAAAAACCATCTGTACTCATAGAACCTTTTGTATGTTCTATTCCGTCTAAGTGTAAATGTCCAAACACAACTGGACATCTTGACTTCTCAAGCATTGACATTGACTTTTCATGATTGTCCTCACATATCCAAGGAAGAATCAACGCTTCAGTATTTCCTAACTTCACAACCGACGGCTCTTCATAGTAAGATAGATAATCATACCCATCCATCAACTCACGAACAGCATTCACTTCCAAAGTGTTCTTAAAATAAATGTCGTGATTACCAATGATGATTGATGATGGTATCTTCAGTTCATTCAAAGGACCAAGAAATATTTCTCTCATTGTGTTAAGAGTTTTGTAGTTGATGAACTTTCGTCTGTCAACTATGTCTCCCAAGTGAATCACTCCATCCACTTTTCGTTCTACGAGAGTTGGAAAGAAAACCTCTTCGTAAAATCTACGAAAGAAGTTTGCAAAAATCAAACTATCATTTCTCGCTCCAAAGTGAGTATCGGTTATGAGTGCATATTTCATGCAGGAAGTTCCTCGTTAAGATAGGTTGTCAAAGGAGACATTTTTACAAGTTTTGTATCTACTGTCTCTTTGGGTTTTTTCTTCTTTCTTTTCTTTTCTTCAAATGCGTAGATAAAATCATATATTGTAGCACGTTTGTCTGAAGTGAGGGGTGAGGCTCCAGTTGAGATGAAATCCTCTGACTCCATAGAACTAGTATCAGAGTTTTCTTCTAATGAATCAAACTCGTTCATCGTCTTGTATTTAATGTACAACTGCTTTTTTTCTTTTTCAATTCTTCGTAAGAACGCATAGTAAATAATTTGAGTAAAGTAAGCAAATGGGTTTTGTGATTTCTCTGGGTTGAAATTATTAGCATACATCACACAATTTTCTATCCCATCACTCACCATTTCTTCACGAAATGCATAGTTAATAAAGTTTGGTCGATGTGATAGTTTCTCTGCAATTTTTAAAAAACACTCTCCTGCATAATCTGGAATTACTGGTGGCTCTATATCGTTATCTTTAGCAATTAGATATTGTTCACGATATTCGCTCATAACCTCAAGGAGTTTAGAATTATCAACATAATGTTGTTTCTTTCTTGGCACAGGGTTCCTTTCATAAATTTAATCATATAAGAGTATTATACATGACTACAGACCAAATGTCAAGTATGTTTTTTACACTTGACATTTGTGCCACAGACGATATAATAGGACTGTAGTCATTAAGAATAATAGTATATACAGATAATACTAGTTCATCATCATGTTCTTGAGCATCTCTTCTGATACGAAATCTTCTTGATGTTCGTTCACTTCTTTTAGAATATCATCATAAATTTCACTCATTTTCTTTGAAAGAGAAGCCATGGTGACTATGTATTTGGCGGATACTGGTACGGAGTGGTCTTCTGTAAATGGAATCCACTTGGTGAATCGCACACCATCTTCGCCATCTTCGTCTAAGATGTGGGATATTTTGATTGGATGTTTGAAATGGAAAAGTCCTCCCTCTGGTTTCTCCAAAATTGTGAGAAGTTCATCTCCTGTGGAAAGTTTGACGTATTTAATGCTTGGGTCCATATTCATCCTTTGATTGGTATGGTGTATATATGATACGGAAATTGTTCTGAACTGTAAATTTTGACTCTTTCCATAAAATGATTGAGTGTATAGTTTTTCCTCTCTTTAAATGTTAGGTCATCTGCGATGTCGTAAAGTGAAGCTGATGACTTTGTGTCTGACTTTCGCAAACCTCTTCCTATTGATTGTAAATTTCTGATACGTGATTTAGAAGGAGAAGCAAAGATAATGTTATGCAAATTCCTAATATTGATGCCGGTAGAGTATACCCCATAAGAAGCACAAATGACTGCATCTTTTTCAGTTTCAATAATAGACCTGACCTGTTCTCTTGACTCTGCATCTGTACCTCCATATACAAAGAATACTCTTCTTGAGTTGTCCAGTTTATCTTGCAACATATCATACAAAATGTTGCCATGTTTTTCTACTAATTGAAATAATACGAGTGAATTACCTCTCAATCCGTCTACGAGATTACATATATACTTATTTCTTTCAGGATGACTTACCAAAAAGTCAATCTCTTCTTGATACTTTAATTTAGACACAATCATGGCCGACTCTCTGGGATACTTCAGAACCAAACACCGAATACTTATTTCTGAAAGTGTCTTCTTCTTGATGAGTTCTTTTGTTGTCGTGACCTTTTTTACTGGTCCGAAAAGTCCTGTGAGAATCAACCTGTGTACCTCTACTTCATCCAATGTTCCAGTTGTTCCAATACGATAAGGAGCATTCACTAGGTTTTTCATTATTTTTGTAAGTGACTTTGCTTTATACAAATGTGCTTCGTCACCAATCACTACCTCAAAATCATTGAAGAAAGGTTTCTTGAGTTCGTACAATGATTGCCAAGTTGAGATGATTACTTCCTTGTTCGACTCCTTATCCTGTCCACCATAGATTTGATGAACATGATTTTTTACTTCAAAATCTTTGTCTGCATAAGCATCAAAGTCAGAATACATTTGATTTACAAGTGACAGAGTTGGAACGATTATCAACGTTCTTCTGGGAAAGTAGTATCGCATCAAATAATAGATGATGAGTGATTTTCCAGAAGCTGTTGGTGAAAGTAAAAGACATCTCTCTTGGTCTATTGCATATCGTACTGCATTGCTCTGATAGTCCCTGAGTTTGTATTCACAAGGAAACGATGTGAGAAACTGAAAATAATCTTCGTTTGTGATGTTTGAATTTTCAAATACAGTATTGTCTTTTACTCTGTACTCTCTGTCATTTGCAAATCTATAAACCTCATGTTTTAGACCCGAATAAATCTTTCCATTATCATAATTGAAAAGATAAACATACCCATCCCATTTCTTCGCACGAAACATGGGCATGAATTGATAGTTATTTGGACGAAAACGAAAATAATGATTCAGTTCCATCTTCAGAGATGGTTCACATGAGATTTGAATATAGACATTATCAACTGAATTTATTTCCAATTCCATATCAAAAACCCGCCTGAAACTTCCTCCAAGTTATTGCGTTGTTGATATGGAAACTTCGGTTTTCAATGATTGATAATACCTTACTCAGATACTCTACTTTCGCTTCCTGCTCGTTAAGAATCTTTTCTGCTTTTTGTAGTGGTTCATCGGCAGCAACATAATACTTCTCAAGTTCCGTCTTGGACAGTCGTATGTTATGTTCTGGAGCCTTACCACTTTTAGAAATCACAACTTCCCATCTTTGTTGAAACAACACCTTCCAGTGTGTCTTTAAGTCAGAAAGTTTGCGTTTCTCTTTACTGTAAATGTTTAAGTATTTTTGGTGAAGATTTGGTATCTTCAAAGATTCATTATCTAAATCTGTGTCATCAATATGAGAGTCATTCTCCCACATTGTCATTATTTCATCAATTGTCATGAATTATATAGTTTGTTCAATTATCAAGTAGGTTTTTGATTTCATAGTTTACATATCGAAAAGTAGCAGTTGCAATGAAATATTCAACGTCTGCTGCAGAACTGTCAAACTCAATAGACGATACATTGATTGGAAATGCATCGTAAAAATGAAACTCCATTTGTGGATTCATTGCACTTGTCAAAAGTGTGAGAACAATAGTAGAAACTGTTCCACCTCTTGCAGTTGGATTTGAACCACTTGCTTTGAGTTTGCGAAACTTTTCTTGTCCTTCCGCAAGTCCAAGAGCTATGATTCGGTCATAAATCTCAGTCCAGTTTTTCATGTGTTCATCTACGATAAAACGAACTGACAACTCTTCAAAACTTACTCTCGAACCAGCTACAGGAATAGTTGCAGTTGGATTGAATATCTCTATTGCATCTATCGAAACGCCTGGGATGTTCGCTGCCTGACAAAACCATGTCATGTGTGGAGCATCTTCCATCGTCAGACGAAAACTGACATTAGAGAGATAGTTTAAATTTTCGGGTACTTTATTTGATGCGCTCATACTATTATTTATTTCCAGTATTCTTTAACAAAATCATCATTCACTTCATCTGGTTTTGGCAAACCATGAAACACTACAATTTTAGCATCATTTATAGGACTGAATTTGTAACTTGCGAGCCAACCTTCGGGAAAATAATCAATTTTTATATTATTCTGAATCAAAGAAAAATACATCCACTCTTGGTCACTGTTGAATACAACAGGGGGAAGATTCATTAAATCATGGTAAGTAACTTTACCATTATATCCCAAAGCAGAATCATAAAATTTTTCTTCCATCAAACCATTTCTTTTCTCGTAAAAATCCTCTGCTACAAAACTTAAACTTCCAACGTCAAACCTCATAGCCGAACCATTAAATGGTCTTATGTCTTCATTTAACATCATCCCATAGTCAACGTAATCCATATTCCATTCACTTATAGAAACAAATTTACTTTCTGGTGAAAAATCAAAGAATTCATTTATGTTATCCTTAATGACAACATCCAAATCAAAGAAAAGAATCTGACCTTCTATATCGTATAGAGTTTTTTCAAAAAGTGTTACTTTATTCCAACATATTTCTAAATCTGTTCTAGGTATATCAAACACTTCTACATTTGGGTCTATACCTTCTGGGTCTTCTGTTAAACAGATGAACCTATCAAAGTTAGAACAATTACGATTGACAGCACGATAAAGTTTGTTTACGTAAGATGAGTCAAATTTTTTACCCCACTTGATACACACTATATTATTTTTCATATTATCTCAATTTTTGATTCAGGATACTTTTCAACGATATCATTGACATATTTTTCCCAATTATCAGCATCTTTGGGTCTGTATGTTTCTGGATGTCTCAAACCATCGTGAGAATGTGCATCTGTTTTATACAAAAATGTTCCATCATAAACATTTCTATAATTACCACTCTTCAATCCATCAAAACCATACATTACGATTTCTTTATGACCATTTTCTGCGGCTCTTTGTAATGCCATGGTTCCTGTGCTTGGAAGTTCAGTTAATGGTTTAAAGTTCCATTCGTATTGTGGTGTTTCCTCTTCGTTTACCCATAGTACTTCATGGACATTGCCTGCATAACCCATATACACAAAACTTGTAGCCGTATCTCTGTTGCCTGTATAATTGATATTTACACCTTGATTTGGTGGTAATGAAAGACGTATACCCTGCAAAACATCTTCAAAGTAATGGACAGGTAAAACATCTAAATCTGAAAATACACAATTGCCTTTATATTTGTCTTTGTGTATTTCAGATACCATTCTAAAATCGTTTGCAAAAAGAAAATCTGGTTCCCAATCTCTGTAAAGTGCATTACAACCATAAACAATACCATCTTTTTTCAATTCGTCTAAATCTAAATGTTGTCTACTTGGACCATTACCCAAAACATATGCTTTGAATTCAGAACACTCAACTGTCGCTTTTTGGTTTTCTCTTTTGACTATCACTTGCACCATATTATCTCCACAGGAAAATTACTACAAACAAAAAAGGGAGAGGATTTCGTCCTCTCCCTTTGAAATCCCTACAATATGTAGGTAATGAATTACATCAAGTTAGCAATTCTGCACTTTCTGTAATATTCATTTTGTTCTGCAGCAGCGTTTGAAGTAACACCTGTTACTCGTCCACCAGCAGCAGTACCTTCAGCTGCAAGTCCACCTTCTGCAAATGGATTTGCAACCATTCCGTATCGTGTTTTGAAAGCGATACGTGGTTGAAAACTGGAACTATCAACCGCACGAACCATTTGCAATGGAACATATGGGCAATAGAAAATACCAGCATCCATTGGAGATGCACCTTTATAACCTACTGTATAGTATTCTGCAGCATTCTTTGCAGCAAAAGGATCAACATACACTTTGTAACGTCCGTTGAGAACACCAGCAAAAGTATTTGATGCTTCGTCAACGTTAAGGTCTGTGCTCATTGAAGGTGCGTAGTCAAGGACTCCGGCCATCTGAAGAGCAGATGCAACGTCTGAGGATGTAATGATGATGTTTCCTTTACCTCGGCGAGTTCCCTTAGCAATGGAGTTAGCATCACGCTCAATGTGCATCATAAGACCTTTGAACTTCTCAACCATCCAACGTCCGTTAGAATCTGTGTCAAGGTCAAATACACCAGTGTTAGTAGAAGGTGTGTCACTGATCTTTGCGTTGATGTAAATCTTACGAACAACCTCACGATTGATCTCTGCAAGAATTTCAGCGGAAAGAATGTTTGCAAGTTCACCCTCAGCATCAAGACCATGAACAGCACGCAGGTCTTGTGCAAGTTCCATTGAATAGGAACCTTTGAGTGCTCTTGTTCCAGCGGCAACTGAAACTTTTTCAATTGTGAAAGTCATTTCATTTGAAATGTCTCCCTCACCAGTTGTTGTTGTCATTGCCGAACCAGATGAGTAAACAGTTGCAGTAGCATTTGCTGTTCCATCTGTATGAATTAAAAGCCCTGGTGTTGTTACTGCATCACCAGTTGAATTTCCGGCTTGTCCAGAGAAACTAGTCAATGCTTCATTAAAAAGTTTTTCTTCTCTGTCCTGTGTTGCATTAGCAGTAGCTGCACGAGCACGTAATGCAAAAATAAGTCCAGTTGGTCCAGACATTGGTTGTACACCACAAATATCATAAGCGATAAGTTGTGGCATTGCACGGCGAACCATGCTGATAAGAACTGGGTCAGCAAAAGCGACATCAGTTTGAGTAGGATTACCCAATACACCACCAACGTTAGGATCTGGTGTTGAAAGACCCATTGCAGTCAATGGTGTTGCTTCTGAAAGAAGTCCTCCACCTTGCTGGTCTTGAGCAAATTGTTTTTCAACATTCTCAAGACATAAAGCAGTTACCGCTCTTCGATGACTATCCTTAATCTCTGGGAGTTCGGGATGGTCAAGAACAGGCGCCCACTTTTTATTAATTTGTTCTGCGAGTTGCATTTTAAAACTCCTGTTATGTTTTAAAAACTATGTAAAAAAATTACTTACGAGCAATTGCTTTGCTGTAAGCTTCCATGATGTTGTTCATCTTAGGGGTTTCATCAACCTCTTCTTCTGAAACGACATCTTCTTGTTCAATATTTTCATCCTGTTTAACTTGATTAGGAAAATAACTCTCCTTAATCATTTTTACCTTATTCTCAAAATCATCTGCATTTTCCTCATATGTGACTCCATCAACCAAAGATTTCATTTTCTCTGCTTGTGTGTCTGCAAGGTCTTCACATACTTCTTCAAGAATTTTGTTTTTGCGATAATCGTTGAGTTCGTCTTTAACCTTGACGTTCTCTTGAATTTGAGAATTTAACTTCTCTTCTAGTTCCTCAACTTTGTCAAAAAGGTTCTCTACAATGTCAACCTTCTCTTCTGGAACTTCGATGTAATGTTCGGTAAATAGATTTTTCAATCCACTCATGAACTCTTCTGTGATTTCGCTTCTCAAGGAACTTTCAAGTGCAAGTTCGTTTTCTTTCATCCACTCTTCTACTACGTAGTTGAGGTATCCGTCAACTTTTTCAGTCAACTCATCACGGAAAGAAACGATTTCTTCTTGCAAGTTATCTTGAAATTCTTTTTCGAGTTCGTCAATTTTTTCACTCGAAACTTCCATTACCTTTTGATGTACTGCGGCTTCGAAAATTGTTGCTGCTTTTGATTTGAATTCTTCGGAAAGTTCTTCTCCTTGAACCAAAGCGGCAATGTCTTCTTTGACATTGATTTCAGGCATCGCAACTTTCATTTTCTTTTTCTTCTTACCGACTGCAACCTTATCTCCTTCTGGATCAGCAGTCATTGGATCTTCTCCACCCATGTCTTCTGCTTCGATTACATCAATAAGTTCTTTGAAACGTTTTGAAACTTCTTCTTTTTTCAATCCGTTTACTTTGTCAAAAAGTTGTTTGATCATTGCAGTTTTAGTAGAAGGAATTTGAATCTCTTCAATCTTCTCTTCTTCTACAGTTTCTTCTGCAACTTGCTCTGGAGCTTCAACAAGTTCCTGTTCTTGCTCGGTCTGTTCCAGAACTTCTTCTTGGTTATTAATTTCTTCAGTCATTGAAACTCCTAAAGTTTTTATAAGTAGTTCGTTACTGTTAATATTTATAAAACTTAAAGATTAGACAATAAATTTTTGAATTCTTTGAGTTTTACTTCTTCAAGTTGTTTTGAAGATGCTTTTTGAATATTTGTCTTTGCACGCTCAACATCCTGTGCTTTCAACAAACCATTATCCCAAACCCATTCCACACCTTCCATAATACCTTCAACAAAAGCATTTGGTGCAGAAGGATCTGCTACAATATCAGCCGCAGTTGCAAGATAAAAATCATCCTGAACAATCTGTGCTTTCTTGTCTGGTTTCAGTGTTCCCATACCTCTTGAGGAAACACCTAATCTTGCACCTTCATCAATCAAACTTTTTACGATCTGACCATTCGGTGTATCAAGAATCTTTGCTCTTCCGATAAAGTTTTTTCCATCCTCTACCAACTCTGTAATCATGTGTGAAACACGATCAAGATTTACAGTTGGTCCGTCTGGATGTCCCAACTCTCCAAAGGCTCGTTTTGGTTCTACGTACTCTTTGACGTAACGATTAACCTCTTTTTGAAGAACTTCTTTTGGATAGATTCGTCCGTTTTTGTTTTTCTGCTCGGACTGCATAAAGATACCTTCAATGAAATATTGCTTTTTTCCGCCGGCACCTTCTTCAATAAGTTCATAATCTACTGATTCTGTTAATTCGCAGATTAATTTCATATTTGCCTTTATTTTGCGTTACTAAATGCAAAATCCAAAACTTTCATAAAAGATTTGGTATCTTTATTCATGTTCATTTGCATTTTTTTCTTGTTGGAAGAATTAAGTGAGTCATATGTTTTCAATAACACATTTGCTGAATCTGGGTCGATTGGAACCTCTGTCCCAGAATCGAACTTTATTTTCATTTCTTTTTTCTTTTTGGAAATGTTTCGCAACATATTAATTACATCTTCTTTTATTTGTTTTTCTTCGTCCATTGGGTACTTGATGTAATTTGCAGCTGATTCCAATTTTTCTCTTGCAGAATTTATTTTGTTCATCCACCACGATTCCAGAGAATCATCACCCGACATGGAACTTAGTGCAGTTTCAATTTCAGAGATAGATTCAGACATGACCTTCAACGAGCGCATTGCACTTGGAACGTCTGTATGTCCGTCTTCTTGGATGTTTTGATTCTTAAATTCTGTTAGTGTTTTCATTTTACCCTTGGTAAATACCAACTGCTGTTAATTTAACATCTGCGTTAGCAGCAAAAATTTTATCTGTTGCATCCTTGCGAATCAAGACAGTTTCCATTGGTGCTAAAGTAAATGTACCTATGTCAGTACCACCAGATTCTTCAAGTGTTACTAAATAATCTGTTGTAGCATTTGTGTTTACACAACGAACAACTCTCGCCGAACCGACATTCGATGCAGTTCCAGAACCAGTTCCCGCCGCTGCTTCTGTTCCTTTGAGTATTAAAATGTTTGCACTCATGCCTGTACCTCCGTTGTTTCCTCTTCTGGTTCTATGATGGGTTCTGTCACAACTTCTTCAGGTTCTGCTTGAATTTCTTCTTCTGGTTCTACTTCAACCTTGTCTGCAAACATATTGTTTGAAACTTCTTGTTTTTTGGTTGCTAACATATCTACAACCTTAGAAGAAATAAGTTGATTGAAAGCATCGTTTACTTTCAAAGGGTTGTTCTGCATTGAAAAATCTACTATGTCCACTGTCTTAAACTCTTGCTGTTTTTGTGGTTGTTCTGACATAATCCTCCAAAAAATTGTCTATTAATATTTATAAAACTAGATGTCCTCATCTTCTGAGCCATCTGATTCACTTTCAAGTTCACTTTCGATTCTTTCGTCTTCCAATTGTGCTTCTTCTTCATTTTGTCTAAGTATGTTCGTCCTGAACCATTCTTTTGAATAATATTTTCCTACAAAATCTTCCATATCTCTTGCAAGAGTCATTCTTGCAGTCATAATCTCTTGATGTTTCAACTCTGTATAAAAATGGTCTGACGTAAAATCGTATTGTATTTTGTCTCTAATCTTAGACCACTCAGCAGAAGTCATCACTTTTTTCAATATTAACTGTTTTTCCATCACATCTTGAAATAATGAGGAAAATCTTATTTGAAGTTTTGCAACAAACTTACTGAACAGTAGTTCGTCCCTTGTGATTTCACTTTCTCTACCAAGAGAGAATCCTGAATCTGCTTCTAATCGTGAGACAGGAACGTGCATGGCTTTGTAAAGTTTTCTCTGAAAATATTCTACGTCATCCATCTGTCCAAGGTTTTCACCGCCTGGAAGTGTAGTAATTTCTGTTCCTCTTCCACCTTCTCTACGTGGTAACCAGTAATCTTCTAGCATTGACTGATGTCTGCGGTCATCCCTGACTTCACCTGTGTCAGAGTCATAAACCAACCGATTCTTGTATCGTGTCATAATGTCACGAATGTACTGTTCTGCTTTGACTTTTGGTAGATTTCCTACGTCAATGTAAAAAATTCTTCGTTCTGGAGCTCGTGATATGCGATAGATAACGATTGCATCTTCAACCATCCGTAACTGATTGAGTGGTTTGATTGCCTTGTGAAGATACGACAATACTTGTTTTTTCTTTGGGTCAAGGAGTCCAGATGTGCAATATGCAATACTGTCTTTGGAAATCAGAATACCTTGTTGATGTTGATTATTCAACCCAGCAGGATTATATGTGAATACTTCATCGACCTTTATGTTGACAGTATCTTGTGCTTTTTGTTTGTTGACTTGATTAACTTTTTTGATTTTTGTAGCATCCAAACTTCGTAACTCAACGATTCCTCTTGATGGGTCATTTTCGTCAATCATGATGTGGTAATATAATCTTCCCTCCACATACCATCTGCGAAAAATCTCATGTCCAAAGTTATTGAAGTTCAACAAGTCAAGGACAACATCAAACTCGTTTCGTATTTTTGTTTTGATTGATTCTGTAAGACCTGTGTTGTCAAGAAGAATATTTACTGGTCTTTCACCCTTTCCTGCAACAATTGCTTCGTTTACAATATTCTCTATTGCAATTTCACAATCTGAAAGTGAGGACATTTCACGATATTTAAAGATAAGGTCAACTTCACTTTTGTATGCACCTTCCATGTTGAGATAAGAACCATAAGCTCCTCCCCCAGCAATCATCATTGAACCATCTTCATTTTCTGGAAGTGCAAATGCAGGAATTCTTGCATTTGGTTCTTCTTCACTCTTTCTTTCAATTTTGAAACCAAATATTTCAAATGCCATTATTTAATCCTTTCATTTGTCATCCACTTGGACTCGTAAATGTTGGCGTAAAGGTTGCACTTCCACCAGTGTCACCACTTGATGCAGAAGCTGACTCCCAATGATCGTATGTCCATGTGCAAGAAAATTCTTCTATTTCTCCTGCACCCCAATCTAATGTTATTGGAGACAAAGCAGTTGGAAATGCGTTCATAAACTTGTATATTTTAATTGCATCACCCTGCTTACTGAATTGTGTAACTGTTAAATCTTTTTTATAATTAACGTTATCACCTTCAGATACCCCAAAACTACTATCTCTATTATTTAGTTTGACATTTGACACTAAATTCATCCATTCTTCAATAGTGTTTCTTATTCCAAAATCTTCATCGTTGATAATTGTAGTTTCCCAAGTGTCAAAGGTTCTATCACCAGCAATTTTGATCGATTTTCCATGAAAAAATACTTCATGAGTGCCAATATTAGATGCTGGTAGAGATGAAGCTCTAACAAGAAATTCTGAACGTGTAGGTGGGTTAGTTACACCCGATGGATAGAGAAGGTCAACTTTAAACAGGGAAGGTCTTGCCCCTCCCTGTTTTAAATTAGATTTGAACTCTGTGACTGAAAATGCCATTCATTATAAACTCATTATGCTGTTCCTGAAATCACGGAATTGTTTTCCTCTGCGGATGCTCCGTGACTCCAATAGTCATATGCCCAAGTGCAAGTATATTCTTCCACTGCATCACTTGACCAATCAAGTGCAATTTCACTCAATTCTGTAGGCCACAATTTATAAAACTTCCATGACTGAACGTCATTTCCACTTACGTCAACTTGTGTCACAACTGCTTCGCCTGGTGAATCAGTTATACCATTTTCACCATCTCTTGTGCCATCTGCTTGACCAGATAGACGATACATCCAATTCATTATTTTTTCACGAATTGCAAAATTTTCATCATTAATAATTGTGGTAGTCCAATTGTCATAAGTACGAAATCCTGTCATTTTGTATGCTCGTCCAGCATAGTTTACTGGTAATGCTGCAATCGTAGCAGCAGGAACTGCCGCTGCTTTGACTAGTATATTTTCAGTGTCAGAAAAAGAAAAATCAGCAGATGAGTCAGTTATAGAAATTTTATATAATGATGGTCTTGCACCACCCGCTGCAGCTGCGGCAAAGAGGTTACTTTTAAAATCTGTTACTGTAAACGCCATTTTATCCTCTATGCAAAAGTGTAGTAATTATAAGACCAAGTTACATCGAACTGTTCTATGTCACTTGCGGTATCATAACTTAATGCAATTTCACCTATCGTATTTGGCCAACAGTCAACAAATTCAACTGTATGAATGGGTGTAGTGCTTCCACTCTTTCCGTATTGTTTTAACTTGACTGTTCCAGCAAAACCATTTGAAGTAACATGACCAGCATTCATATCATTACCAATCGTTCCATTTATTTCATTCATCCATATCTCAAGTTCAGAACGTTCATCTCCACCTTCTGTCATGATAATTGTAGTTGTCAAATCACCAAAAACCATGTCGCCTGGAATCTTAACAGTTCTACCAAAATATTGTCGTTCAATTGGTGTGACTGTTAAAGGTGGTAGTGCTGACACATTACAAAAATATTTAACATTTGCAAGAGAGGGATCACTTACACCAGCAGGAGTTCCAGTAATCTCAAGTTCAAATAAACTTGGACGGGCGCCCCCCGAAGCGAGCGCACCTTGAAATGTCGATAAGCTAAACGCCATTTGATTTCTCCGATCTTAATCGTTTTAATTATTTATATCAAACAGCACCAACGACTTCAGAGAACTCAACACCAGAACGAACCGCAACAAAGTTCAACTGAATAAAGTTGATAGCTCGTGATGGTTTGATGAAAATGTCTCCCCTGAACTGATTTGAGTCAACAACTTGCGCTGTGTTATTTGAAGCATCACAAACAACACGGAAGTCCGTGATTCCACCTCTACCCTGAATATCACGGAGAAATGGTTCCACAATTGAAACAAATTGCGAACGAGTGAACTCATCGTTGAATTCAAATAACTGAAATCTTGCTGCATTCGCAATCGCTTTTTCAAGTAAGATAAACAAACGTCTTACGTTAATTCGGTCAAATGCAGATGGTTTTGTAAGTTGTGTCTTATCGCCAAAAAGAACTGTTCCTTCGCCTGGGAAAGCGACAACTGGATTAACTTGATTTGAGTAAAGTTTATCTCTCTCCGCTTGTTTTGGATTATAAGGTAATCTGACAACACCTTTAATCTGTCCTCTTGTGAAACCTCCTGGCGAGAAGAAAGGATCTCTGTCTGCATCTGTTCTTGCACAAAGTCCTGCAATGTCACCATTCAATGGGACAAAACGAAACTTATCATTGTGTTTGTCGAACATGAACTTGTAACCAGAGTCCATGACTGCATAAGAAGAATTCATATTGACTGTCTCTCGATAATCAACAACATTATCTGTTGCAGTTGAAGAGTCAGTTACACCAACAACATCTGCTTTTTCTGGTGAGAAGAATGCAACACAATCTTTTCGTACTTCTGCAATGTTATTGATAACGTGTCTAACCACTGTAGAACCATGATTTGCAGTGGTAATTAAAGAAACATCAGTGTCTTCCGCTGATTTCATCTCGTCATATGCACGAATAATATCTGCAGCAGAAGGTGCTGCACCATCTGATCCACCTTGTAAACTTGTTGAAAGAGGAGCGTGAGGCATCATAAATGCGTTATTCGCTGAACCACCAGTAATGTTCTGTGCGAGAGCCGCGGTAGAGGTTATTCCCCATCCATGAAATGTTCCACTTCCAGTTCCACTTGTTAAAGTTATACTTGCACCACCACCAGTGTCAATTGTTTCTGTATCATCTGTTCCGTCTGCTTGTGGGACATTAAAAATTGGATGGTCTGCAAACCAAACATACTCAGATTCTCTATTTAGATAGTTTGCATAATAGATATTTTCTCCATCAGCGCCTTTTGCATCTCTGATAACTGATAGATTTCCATGTGCTTCTACAACTTCATCAACTGTTCCTGACCAATCACCATCTTCGTCAACTATTGCAACATGAATTTCATCTAATTCAAGATTTTTGTCTTCCGCAAACGCAGATGTGGTGGGTGGTCCTTCAGAAAACGCAGATGCATATTCCCATTTTCTCTCGTATGCAACTGTTGCATTAACACCGATAAATTTTTCTGAAACAGTTAAACTTGTATCACTTGCAATTGCAGATATTTTTCTCTCTTCCCCACCAACTACGATTATATCTCCGACTACAAATTGTGCAGAAAACACTGTTGCTGTTCCTGTTACAGTTGTAGAATCAGCGGCAGTTGTTACTGTTCCTGCCATGTCTGCGGATTGTTGTTGATATACTGATCTTTTTCTTCGTGTTAAGGCAGCACCAGCACTTATGTCTGCTTGTGTTCCAGATAATTCTTCACCCGTAGCAGCAGTGTCTGAGGTAACTGCTGTAATTACGATGCCTGGAGTTGCACCAGCAATATCTACAATATCACCCACTCTTAATTCGT